TACCGATTCAGGAATATCCCCCGTTTCGATTGTTATAACCCCGTTGATATCAGGAACTACACCGTTGACTTCGGTAACTCCATTTGTTATATTTACATTTATGTCTTGTGCCATGTTATAAAGGTATTAATTATTTTTTATTTAATTACTATACTAGTATTTTTACTACTGAAAAGTTTAAATCTGAAACTCTTACATCTGTTTGGTTACTATTTTTGACAAATAACTCTACATAATCATTTGTTATTAAGTCAATTTGATATTGTGTACTTCCCGGATGCTCCTGATTACTTGTTGATGTTCTGATTGTCATTTCTGAATTTGGTAATATCGTTCCATTTTTCGCTATTCCAATGCTTATATTTTGATTAGATGCACCAGCTCTTACAGCAGTATTAACAGTAACTAAAAACGAAGTATTAAAAGCACCTGAATAAGTTAGTCTATTATTTGAATGTGTAAATTTAGAATTATTTGCGTCTGCTGTTGTTGTTCCTAATGCTTTTAACCATACATTGACGTTTGGCACTCCGATAGGCGTATCTGTTGTATTGTTAACCATGTAATAAAAACCCCGAGTAGTTGTGTTTGCTATCCCTACGCAATTTGTAAATAGTGTCTTATTACTACTTTGGTTTACTCCACTTATGTACGTCCCACCACCGCTAAAATTAACAGTATCTAGAATGTATCTTTCATCTGATATCGTTGCACTTGCTGAAACATTTAAAGAAGTTTCACCTGACAATGTAACGAATGAAGAGTAAATGATTCTAAAACGTCTACTGACAGTTAATGTAGATGCTAATGTTATAGCAGTGCCACCCGTTGAACAATCAAATAAACAGTTACCAAAAGCAATTGTACCAATAGAACCATCAAATGTCATTCCACTTGAATTAAGAAAAGCACTATCTCCCATCACAAAGTTGGTATAGTCTTTAATCGTTCCAACTGTCGCACAATCTACAAAGTTGATACCGAACCAATCGATAGCAGTTGTACTGCCGTCACCATCTAAATTGAATACTTTACCGTGTGTGAATGAAATATTACGAATAGGCAAAGAATAAACCGAAGTAATTAAGGCTGTCGAACTACTTAACCCCGTAGATTTGATATAGCAGTTTTCTGAACTTGCACCCAATATAACTGTATTTGCGCCACAGACAATCCTATCCCCTAACAAGTCAACAGTAGTGGTAAAAAAATACGTTACGTTTGCTAAAAGTGTTATTACATTTGAAACCGCAGTAGGTAAATCACTAGGAGTATTTACAAAAATAAAATTATCATTTGTAATACCGCCACCAATAGCACTCACAAAATTACTATAACTTATTTCTGTGTTTTTTTTACTGTTTGCTGTTTGTCTAATTAGAATAGTATCTGCACCATCCAAAGAAGTAACGATATCAGTAAAGGCTTGGTTATTTATAAAATTCTTCATGATAATGTAGGTACTGAAAAAGTTTGCTGGAGTACACTATTATAATAAACATTGTAAACAGTATCAGGCAAAGTGTAAATTTCTCCACTACTTGCCGTATAGCTAAATGTGTCATCTGAATTTATAATTAACACATCTGCGCAATTTTGCATATCTCCTGATTCCTCAAAATCATAACCAATCATAGGTAAATCACAAATACTATTACTGTCGTACATTGTGAAAGATATTGCTAGCACCCATCCAGCACTTTCATCGGCTCCCTTTTCTAAGAACTTACTAGCAGTCGCACCGCTTATCTTTCCTAAATTTTGCCATCTAGGGGATTTACTTATAACTTGGTAAACATCACGTACAACTTGCAAAGTATCACTCTCTGTGTCGTTTAAATTGCCTTGTCTACCCGTTTTAAAGAACTTATCAGCTATAATAATGTTAATCGTTACAGGTATAGTGACTTTAGATAGCGAATTTCCAGTCACATAGCAACACATTAAAGGATATGTAACGGCACTATCTTGATTAATAGCGTTTAGAAAGTCGCCCCAATAGTAAGTGTTTACTTGTAAGTGAGCGTCTGCAATAGCTTTTAATTCTCTATTGATTTGATTAAGTGTACTTTTCATCTAAAATATAAATTACTTCGTGGCTTTCCTAAGTCTGGCTTAATTCCCTCCCCTCCATCGGTTAAACAGTCGTAAAAACTATCAGGATTTGAAAAATATTCGTAGTATTCAGGGTATAAATTACTGTTATACTTCAAATATTTGATTAACTTTTGTCTGTAATGTTCAAATTTAGACCTAAAAGAATCTTGTAATCTATTAACTTCGCTTTCACTAGCACCCTTTAAGAACTCATCAGACGTTATTCCAGTTGCTTTATTACGTATTTGGTAGGTAGTCATAACAACAGCCTCTAAATTACATCCCATTGCAAGTACTGGAATAATATAACTATCCATCAATAGTACTTCGTCTGCGTTTAAGTCGTCCGCATCAATACCCTCTAGCAATCTAGTGTACAAAGATGTCCCTATTATAGGCTCAATCATTGTGTCTTGCACTATTCTAATAGTCGGAGTTAAGATACTATCTTCAACATTGCCGTGAATTAGCGAAAGTTGCTTTAAGTTGTAAGCGTTTATTAAGAATGCACTCATATCATTTATAAATTACGTTTTGTTTCCAAAAATGTCTGCATGATGGGGTGTTTATATCTGTGTTAGGGTTATGATACCACCCACCTCTATAACTCCATACGTCACGATTTACCGCCGTGCTTATCATGTTTATTTCTTCACGTGTGTAAACCTTATCTAGTCTTATTAAAGTAGCGCAAAAATCTCTTGACTTACCACCTTTCACAAGATCGGGTGCATTTGGTCTTTTCTCGTATGAATAAACAACAGAAATTTCATCTTTTTGAATAATCTCTTGAAGTCCTATATCAGTTACTTTACCACCGTCTAATAAACCTTTACTTTGTAGACCTATAATGATTTTTGATACTTCAATAGGTTTCATATCCAAAGCCTTTACAATAGCGTCGTAGCTTTCACCATTTGACAACATCGAAAGTATTAGATTTTGATTATCTGTAACTGCAAATTTATCTTTAAAAAACCCCTCGATTATTTGTTCATCTGTTTGGTTACTAAATTCCTCTGATTTGATAATCTTAACCTCGTTTTTTGAACGTCCACAACTTGAAAATAAATCTAGTATTTGCGTTTCATTGTCTTCAGCTGAAAAAGTAGCGGTTGCCGTTGGTATTGTATCACCTCCCTCAATTGGTGCAAGTTTCGCTAAGGCTCTAATCTCGTTACTAGTCAATGAAGATAGTACTTTATTAGCTACTAATGGACTCATTGAGTTTAATGCCTTACTAACTGCATTAGTTTCGTCTATTTGGTTTTCAATTTGTAACTTATATTCATTAAAAGATATTGTTCCAGTCATTCCATTTAACTCTGAAAGTACAAAGTTCAAAGAATCTGCTATGTTTTTCTGTCTTTTAGCTATGTAAGTCTGTGAGAATATGTTAAAATCTTTCTCTAAGTCACTAGAAAATAAACTAGAATCTTGAATGTAACCAAACATTTTAGGGTTAATCACAGAATGTGCTATAAATATCTTTTTAGAAAGTCCAACCTCCGTACTTTCATAACGCTTATCTAAGTCGTTACCGTTCAATTGTACGATACTAGGCTCTCTATCTTTACCATCTGAAAAGGTTACACTTACACCGCCTTGTTTACGTTTATCAGTTGCGTTTAGTTTTAAGTCGTCTACTATCTTATCGGCTTGTTCTTCACTTTCAGGGATACCATTGTTTAAACTAATAAGTGTACCGCCTTTGTAACCGTTTACAACCTCCGATAATCTAAAAAAGTTAATTTCAACGTCTGTAAGTATTGCATCAATACCACCACTATACAATGGAATTGGATAATGTCCCGCAGTAAGTTTTTTTGTTTCTAAAACAAACTGTCTACTCTTAGCCTTTACAAATAATACACATTCTTTTGTTTCACTTGTACGATTGAAAAAACTTGTGTACGTTTTAAATTTTGTCTTTTCGTTTTGCTTATTTGTAGACCAATTTTCAGAGTAATAAAATAGCGTTCCATTTTCATTAGGTCGCATTAACTCAAAATCTAAATGTTCTAGTTGCCACATTTCATTCAAAGCATCGTAAACACATCGAATGTAATAACCGTTTACAACTTCTTGGTCTAAAGAGTACATTTCTACAAGTTCATCTAGTGTATGTTTAGACCTACCGTTTTTGTTTATCTCATCCCAGTTTTCTGCACCCTCGTACTTTAAACCAGCTCCCGAAATAAAAGTGTTTTTAGAGTTTATAATTCCTCCATGAATTGGACTGTTAACATAAAGCGACCATAAGAATTGCGGGTATAGATTGTCTACTCCCCATTTAACCCAACCCTCTTTTGCTACCGTTTCAATAGGTTCTATTATAGCAACTTCCCTAAAATGGTTATACGTATTAACTGATTGTTTCTCCTCCATAAATATTTGCTGTTAACGTAGGCTCAAATGAATTAGGCACTACTGTAATACTGTCTTTTACTCTTACTTTTCCAATCTCTACTTGAATACCTAAACTGTAATCTAAAGAACCACCATCAGGCATCTGATAAACTTGGTATGTATAATCTCCTAACTTTGTAAACGTGGCATCCGTACCCTCTAACAAATTAAATAGATTGTATCTAGCCGTGCTTGCATTTAAGTCTGTTAAATAGCAAAGTATTTCTTGTTTTCCTTGGTCTTTTGTGAATCTAAATAGCCAATTAATATCTAAGCTTTCATCTTCTAACTCTGACAATGTCAAGGCTATAATGTTTAAACTATTTTTTGTTATTAGAATTGTCATACTTCAAAGATACAAAAAAAACCTTACTTAGAATAAATCTAAATAAGGTTTTCAAAAATTAATAATAATTATTAAGAAACTGGGTCTAATAATGCAGTAATTAAACCACCACTAATTTTATTAGGTCTGTTTTTTTCTTTACCTGAAAGAGTTAAAACGTTCCCATTAGCATCTTCATAAGCTTGTCCCGTATCTCTAACTCCTGAAACCATAGCTCCATTAGTTTCAAAAAATACTTCATAAGTTCCGTCATTCAATTCAACTGCGAATGTTGTTCTTGAAATTTCCAATGCTTCTAAGTTAATAATATCAGTAGCAGTATTACCTGATAATGTCATTGTTCCAACATTTTCATAAGCAACTGATTGTCTTGGTCTGTCACCGATTTTGGTAGCAGTAAATTTAGACGTTTCCATTTCAACAAAAAACTTGTGAACGTATTTACCAGCAGTTAATGCAAGTGCTGAAATAGTACCGTTTGCCTTTGTTATTGTAGCGTCTGCAGTATTCCAAGCGTAGATGGCTTTTATACCACCTACGCTATCACATACTGCGTTCTTTCCCTCTAGGATTTCACACATAATATTTTAATTAAGAGTTTAACAATTCTAATCTAACGAAGTATTGTCCCCAAACGATTTGAGTACCTAGTCTGAAAGATGCTTCAGCTTTCAATTTATCATTGTAAGCATCATACTTAACCTCAAAATTCATATCATCCATAGAATCAACTCCTAAGAATGTTAAATCTAAAGGCATAGCATAAACTTCTGATTTACCATCAAGTTCAGGTAAAGTTACAACTTCAACATTTGTTCCCGGCAATATGAAAGATACACTAGACTTAGTGTTTACAACATCTACTCTATCGTATTGATTAGCAGTATTCCAAGCAGTAATACATTTTCTAGCCTCTGTACGTCCCGTGTAAATTTTGATAGTCATTTCGTTATCAAATAATTCAGTAGGGATTTTATCATGTACTCCTAAAAATTGAGAATAAGCATTTGTAGTTGTCATTGTAGCATCTGGTGCATCAAATGTCAAAACGTCTGCATTGTTTACAAGGATGTGGCGTAAACCATTCATCAATACAAGTTCTGCATCCAAAGATGTAGTATCACCTGAAACAACTAACAATTGCGCTTTACGTTGTAAAAGTTTACCTAAGTAAGCACCTAATATAGTTTCTAAATCAGCTGGCAATTGACCATCTTGCATCTTCAATCCTAACTTGTTTAAGATTTGAGTCATTTTACCGTTCAAGTCTTCATTACAAAACTCAATACCCATATACAAAGGTACTGTTGTAAGGTCTGCTTTTGTGAAAATTACAGAACCATCAGGAGATGGAGTACAAGCAACTTTCGCTTGAAGTGCTACATCAGCATTCAACAAAGCGATTTCTTTTGTTCCTTTAACATCTGACTCTAAAGTCAAAGAGTTTAAGAACTCTGAATTATTAATCAAGTCAGTAATAACTACTGGCATTGTATTGTCAGTCCATGCTGGTAAACCAACTACATCGTAATCAAATTTCTCTTTAAGGGCTTTACCCAATTTTCCAATTTTTTGCATCTTTTTATTTTTTATTTGTTTAAACTTAAAATTTCACTTGCAGTCATTTTAACTGCTGTTTTTGCTCCTACTTTTGCATCGTTGTTGAACTTACTTTCTTTTGCTCCTTTGATAGCTTTAATCTCTGCTTTCAATTCCTCAATAGCTTTGAATGTTTGCTCCAAAGTTGCTTTCATAACTTCTGAAACCTCTGTCAAAATAGCTTCTTTATCGGATGCCATTTCCTCTTCAATCTCTACAACTTCAACATTTGAAAGTATACCACTTTCATTAACTGAAATAATTGTTACTACTCCATCAATTTCACATTGATAGTCTTGAGGTGGAGCTGGTAATTTATCCCCGTTCTCATCAGTTACGAAGATAGGCGTTTCATCAACTACCAAATCACCCTCATAAGTCAGCACCGTGCCATCTATTGATGTAATTTCTGCAAATGTTGAAACATTTTCTTCTGTAACTGGCACATCTTCAAACTTGGCTTTTCCAAACACACGCTCAAAAAGTGACTTTCCTGTTACTTCTTTTTTGTTCATCTTTTGTTTATTATTTGTTTTTAAATTTACTTGTATTCTGTCAAAAATTCCCTCAACACTAAAACCTTGAAATTTACCGCTTTTAACTTCGCTCCATAGTTTGTCATCTTCAACTTTATAAGATGCTATCCATGTCCCGTCTTGTAGGTTTTGTTTCTCAAATTCAATTGGTGCATTAATGCCACGTTTAGAATCAATAAAATAACTTTCGAACATTGTAGTTTGTTTTACTTTATCATTTTCATTGTGCATTTTGTTTACATTATTCCCAAAACTATTTTTGAAGAACTTTAAAACAATTTGCTTAATAGTTTCAGAATCAAAAAATACTTGATGCTCTCCAATATCGGGACTGTTTCTGTAGATCAAAGTATTTGCACTCATCATAACACCCGTAACGATACGTTGTTCTTCTTTGAATTGATAAGGCATTGACTCGTTAAAAGCAATGAACGCTTTTAAATGTGCTGGAGTGTCAACAAAGGCATTGTAATCAACACCAGTGTCGTCATTGTCGTTAATAGTTAGCTTGTAAATTGGTAACATAATATAAAGTTATTAATTAATATTGAATTATTTACGTTTTATTTAGATTAATTCTAAATAAGAGTTTAACCTCCTAGTGTAGAAACTACATTTGTCTGTGCTGAAGCGTCCATTACGGCTTTAATTTCGCTATCTACAACCGTTACTTTTATTCCAGTAGAGTTATCAATTAACCCAACACTTGAAACCTGACTAGTATTTCCCATATTGTTAGCTTGTGTTGAATTAGCATCTGTGCCACCACCGTTATTTGTTGGAACTGTAGGAGTATTAACTCCACCGCCACCCGTGCCACCGAACTTAGTACTAGCAATTTTCGCTATACTTGCAACACTTGAAGTAACTGCCAACGCTAAAGATGCAATACCAACTGGATTTGGAACGGGACCAATAGCGACTGGTGAACTAGCCAAAGATGCTGTAACTGCTTTCGCGCCATCTATTATAGCGCCACCGATTTGCATAGCTTTGTTAATCTCGAATTGTTTACGTGCAAACTTTTCTTCCTCTGCACTTCCCTTTTCTAGTTTACCCATCTTAGAACTAAAATAGATGTCACTTAGATTTTGGATTGATTGTAAAGACTTTTCTGTAATGTCGTAACCTTGTTTAACAGATTCTTCATTTACTGCTTTTTCTTTATCAGCAGAGGCTTTATTTATTTCATCTACTTTAGCGCTATATTCAGCTTTTATTTTTAGCTTTTCTCCCTCCGTTAATTCTGTATTTTGCAAAGCTTGCTCCATTTCAAGTTTAGCAAGTTCTAACTTAAGTTCTTGTTCTAGTTCAAAATCTTCACGAATGTTAATTAGCTTAGCCTCTAAGGTTGCTTTTGCGTCTTTGTTTTTAAGTTCTAATATTTTCGCATTTTCTTCTTTTTCCTTTTCAGTTCTTTGAGTTAATAATTCTGTGTTTAATACTGAAACCTCATTACTTTGTTTTTCTGTTAACTCCTTAATCAATACGGCATCATTGCCAAACTTAGCAACTAATTCTTGACGTTCTCTTTCATGTCTAACTCGTAACTCTTCTAATTGTCTTAAATCACTATCTTGAATATTAGCAATCATTAAATCTTCAATAGTTCTTGCGAGTTCTAAACGTTTATCAGCTTGTAATTTAGCATCTGATAGTATTTTAGCATCCCTTTTGTCTTTATTTTTTTTAGCCTCTTCTGCACTTGCTTCATTTTGTTCATTAATTGTTTTATTAAATTCAGCTTGCCTTACAACTTCATCTCTTTTTAATTCTTGCATTTCGTTATGCAATTTCCAAGCTCTAGCTCTTCCATGTTTATTTGATTGGTCTAATTGCCTACCCTCCTCTTTTATATTCTCGATTTTTTTATTAAATAATTCTTTCTCTTTATCATTTATTTCTTGAGCAGTTGCACCTTTCGCTTTCATCATTTTGATTTCTTGCTCAATATAACCTCTTTCTCCTACTGATTGATTAACTCTTTTTTGTCGTGCCTTAACGATTCCTTCCATTTGCTCAACATCTTTCTTCATTTCTTCATTCAATGCCTTTTGTTTTAACCTAGCATCTTCTGATGAATCTCCAAACGCTCCCATTGCCCCAGCTATTGCAACTAATCCAGCAATTATTGCAAATATTGGCAAAGCTAACATTGCAAGTCTAGCAAGTTTCAACGCTCCCGTACTTGTACCGATTGCAGTTGTGTAAGCGTATTCACTAGCTATTTTAATCTTATCAAATATTAATTTGGCTTTAATACGTACTAAACTTTCTTTCTCTAAAATTGCTCTTATTTCTTCAAGTCCCGCCAATACCGCTTGAACTGCTTGTAATTTAACAAGTGTTTTTTGTAGGTCTTTCGATTCGCTACCAAACAAAGCCATTGCACCCTGAGCAACTGCATAACCCGCCGCAACTCCTTGACCAACTTGAAGAGCCGTTTGCATATTACGCCCGTCATTAGCAGCTGCATTAATTTGAGTTTGTAAATCCCCTAATCTATCCTTTAACTCCCCAGCTTGTTTAATCGCTTGTTGACCTATTGGACTATCTTCTCCAGCTTGTATTGCAATAGTTGTGTATTCCTTTACGGCTTTTGTTAATTGTCGAACTGTTAACTCCCCACTTTCAACCTTTTTATTTAAGTCATCAAATGCTTTGTTTACATCCGTGCCAGTTGACTTAGCCGTTTGGTCTACTTCCTTTAACGCTTTATCAACGTTGTTAATTGCACTGACACTATTGCCAGTATCAACGGTGGTCTTAAATACTATTTCTTCAGCCATCTTATTGGTATATTTCTATTTTTAAGTCGCATGATAGCCAAGTATTAGCTTGAACACCGCTTGTATTGTAAGTATAAATAGCTATTTCAGTCGTTGAAAGTGGTATAAAACTAGCAAAACCAACTTGACCGCCACCCGTTAAGCAGAATGTTTTATCTGTTGTAAACTCTGCAACCGTAGAAACTAAACGATAAGAACCAGGAGCATCATAAGTAAAGGATATTGTACCAGTTAAATTACTACTACCTACTGTTTGAACGGGTGCATTAGTACCGCTTTGTGTTAATCTACAAACGTGTGTTTTTGTTGTACCATCTGTTTTAACTATTCCACTAGATGTACGATTGTATAACTGTTTATTAGTTGTGTCTAAATAAAATTCACCCTCATAAATATCGGTTGCTATCCAGTCGCCGTTTCTATGGTCTGCACTTGCTGGGACTGTTGGCACTCCCGCCCCTTGTTTAATTACTATTCTGCTAAAACTATCCATTTGTTTTTGTATATTGTATTTGTGAATATTGTAATGTATCGTTATAACCTCCGTTAATAACGTTTGTATCTATTCCAACCCCCGTTGGTGAACTTACTACTGGTGATTTATCGTATGTCATATCTGCATAATCTTGATAGATACCGCCAGCCGTTACGCTTGCCTCTATTATTTTAACGAGTTCAATCTTTGTGCTATCAGTTACGTTACTATCAAAGTCGCTAATTAGATTCAATCTAAATAACACACCGTTAAGCATTATCAACTTTGCGAAGTCTAACTTATTAATATCGGCATTTGTAATCCTAGCATACAAAGTAATTATCTTACTATCTTTGCCAGTCATTTCTTTTACAAATCTTTCGTGGTATCTAGTGTAAAAATTATCAGTCGTTACGCTTGTGGCATTGTAAGCAAATAGAATAGGTAAACCCCAGTTTAAATCAAATGCTGGATTTTCAAAGTTATCAAAATGATGAACGCAAGGATATGAATTTAAGTCTGTTTTGCCAGTTCCTAAATTGTCCTTTAACCTCCATGAACCCGATTTTAAACCGTTCCATAAGTACAACCTTGCTTTACCTTTGTACGGCTTTTTAATATCTGTAGATGGGTCGTATGAAATAATACGGGGTGCTACAAATGGGAACACTTCGTCTGTTGGTATTGATTGAGCGAAAGGTAATTGATAAACTCTTTCACCAGTTTGGAATGTGCTAGGTACAACATACCAATTATCACCATAATTAATATCGAAGTATGAACGGTATAATGTATTGTCATAATCATTATCATTTAACCATTGAAATTTGTACACTTTTCCCTCAATAGAAGATGCTGGCTTTATAGTTATTTCTTTGCTATGGTCTACAATATCTGTAATGTCCCAAAACTCATCCGTATCTAAGTAGAAATTAGACAAAGGCTCAATCTTAACTATTCCTAATTCATTCGGGTCGCTAAAATAAAGATTAGCTTTTAAGATTTGCGCCTCAAAGAATGTACTTGCTTTCATGTCAGGAATGAACCTTGAAATATCTACGGGGTCACCATCTTGTAAAGAAGTTTGTACGCTTGTGAAGTCTACTGTGAAAGCTGTTGGGTTTTCTTCTACTGTTATAACTAATGGATTGTTTACAGAAATAGCTGGTGCAGTCTGTGTAAGTGTTAAGTCTGCATAAACTTGTATACCAAATGTAATAACATCCCCAGCATTTAATTGAACGTTATAATCATAAGTAAAAGTTTGGTTTAAAGTCGCTAAAGTTGTTTGTTGTACTAGATAGGTATCTAATACCGAACCATTTTTATAAGTTGTGAATCTAACATTTATAAAACCACTTGTGTAAACTTGGTTTCCAAAATTATCGAAAGCAATACGTAATGGAAAACTAGCATTAAGATTATACAATCCTTGTTTACGTACACTTATACCGTTATAATTTCCAGCTGAAGTGTTATTGTGGTCAAAGAAAAATTGGTCAAAGTTATCAGTTATTAAAGTAGGAGTCGAACCGTTGTTATTGTCTAGTAAGTTCCACGAAGTAGATACTAAATACTTGTAAATCTGTGCTTGTTTAAAGTAATGGTTAAAACTTCTAGTATTTAAAAATAAAGAAGTAATATTCACACGTCTATTAGTAACCTCCGATGCAGTTAACGCTATCTTTTCACCACCTCCAAAACCTAACAACTCTTTTTTAAATAATAAACTATCTAAGTAATCACTACTGTAAGTTATATTGTTTCCTGATAATTCTAAGCATTTGTCCATTACTTCCTTACAGTATACCATAGGCACTAAGTCAGTTGTGCTGAATGTCTTTGGTGAAACTCTAGTATATCCGTAATCAACTAGCCCGTAATGGTAACCAAATCCCATTGGTAAACCTCCTGAAAAGTTAGACGTTGCAACCCCGTTTACTATTACCGAAGTATCAAATGAATTAATTACGTTTGTTCTATTTAATGTGTGTGTATATTCTGACCATCCTAATTCACTAATTTTCCTATTCCCTAAACTCATAAACAAATCTATGAAATTTGAAAACATAGTACATTTAAAAGAATAGTCACCATCATTAATAGCGACCTCATTTAATCGAATTAAGCCGTCAAAAATAAGCACCCCACCGTTGTAATACTTTGCACTCACACGAATAGTGGGGTCGTAATTAAAACCTACCGTAGATGTACCGTTTAGTGTACTTAATGCTAGTTGATAAGTAGACGAAAAGAAACTTAAATTCTTTTGTGTTCCAGGCAGTACTATTTCTTTGGAATAATTACGCTTTCTTTTCTGTGGCTCTTTGGCATCTGCAATAGAATAGTTTAATGGGAAAGGTACTCTTTCGCTCAAATCTAATTCCGTACCGTCAACAATTAATAACCCTATCATACTATTACTGATTTTCTCATGTTTGGCAATGCTAACTCTACAATTTCTGTAGTTTCTTCTACAAATCTATCTTGTGATTCACTGTAAGCAGTACCGTTAATACTACACATTTGTCTAATAGAATCAAAGAAGTAAACCAAAGGACTGATATAAGCACTATTTACAAGCCAGTTTTGAGTAGCAGAATTAATGTAACTACTAACCAATGTAACTTTATCATTTGCCGTCTTAAAATAAGAGTGCATCCCACTATTAGTACTGTCTAATGTATAGGTTACATCAACCCAACCTCCATATTGCTTTTCGTATTGCTTACCGTTTACATCTGAACTACGTATTAAATTGTGTGAATAGTTGAATACGTCAATACCTCCGTACTTATTTAACCATATTAATTCAGCACCGTAGTCGCAACCTCTATCTAAATACAGTCTTTTTGTTTCGCTAAGTTCTGCACTTGTGTTAGAGTTTATAACAACTAATTCTAAATAGCTAACTGTATCCAAAATTGGCTGTGTTAAAAAAGATAAATAGTTATCAGAGTTCAAATTCCATTGTGTTATTTTCCGACCTACAAAATCTGTATAATCAGCACTTGCAATTACTGTATCGTTTTCATCATACCAAGTTATATCCAACCCAGCCTCATCATCCTCATCAGTTATTATTGTAAGGTAATAATCTTGACCCTCTCGAATGTATAAATCGTTTGGAGAATCAGTCAAGAAACGTTTTGTGTTTGCAGTAGATTTAAAATCTGTGTAATCAAATGAATCAAATTCTACATTGCTTAGACTCGATTTAAAAGCGTTTATTGTGTTAGTTGTGGCATTTGCTTGTAATGCTGGAGTAGCACCGTAAAACTCCCTAACAATAAGATAAACTTCAACACTTATTCCAGCATCATTGACAACACTAGAACCTCCAATTATGGGAGTGCTTACATAAGTTCTTACAATCTCGCTACAATCAAAATGAGAATACCCACCGCCACGCTCTGTAAATATCTGTTGTCTTGAATCTAATGTGCCGTTAATGTAAACGTCTACAATGTAGCTAAAATTAGTTTGTAAATATTCACTAGAATACCACGTGAAGATAATTGGGTTATCAGACGGTGTATATTTTTGAGCGTTTTGTGCTATCGTTACTGCCATGGTGAAATAATATTTAATTTTATTGACTTGCCTAGTAGTCTTTGTATTGGTGCTTTTAATACTGCTACTAAACTATCGTTTATAACATCCTCAAAGAATGGTCTAGCTATTTGACCACGCTCTTTAATGCCTAGTCCGGGAACATGACTTTTAGATATCCAATTAGATTTGCCATCTTCATATCTTATACCTCTATCTCGTTCCCAATTTTGCAAGGATGCACTCATAGAAACTCCATTACTTGGAACATTTCCCCAACTTGGCGCACCTCTATTTACAACACTACCGTTTACTCCGTAGTTCACAAACTTCCAATAAAAATCCATTTCCAATCCAACACTTACAGATTTACCAGTGTAAATTGTTTTAGTTGGTTTCATACCTTGTTGTAATCTATAACTAGCATTAACGTCCCTAGCATTCATTGATTTTCTAAGGTCGTCAATTACTCCTTGTGTGAGTTCTTGCAATAACAAAGACAAAGGATTGTTAGGCTTATTGTCAAGAATATCCTTAGTATTTTTAAAACTTAAACTTTGCAAGATTTCACCCTCTGTCATCTTCTCTTTATCATTTTTGTTTCAGCTATTTCCTTTTTCAATTTTTGCGTAAAGTAGTTTAGCCAGTTATTAAATGTAAAGATATTCATTTTTACGATATCTTTTCTATTTTCGTTTAACTCTTTTGATAGGAAAATAATTATTTCGTGCCACTCCCAAATATTCTCAACACTCTTTTTAACTTCTTTTCTATCTTTTCTTTCTCCGTATAACTGTCGATTAAGCTCCATACTTTGAGCAAAAAAAAAGCGTGCAACTCTACAAAATCAGTCATCTTAAAATGTTCTTTAAAGTCCTCATATCTTGATGCAATTGGATATTTAAGATTTTCGTTCTCATCTAATTCACCGTAGATAGTTCCCTTTGGAATGTAGTTAATACAAGCTAGTCGCACGGGATCTTTATCAAAGTCTGATTTACTGCAGTCAATGTGGTAACCAATACCAACCTTTTTAATATCTACTCTTTGGTATTCGATACCGTTAATAGTTATAAAGTCTTTCGGGTTTCCGTTTAGTTTATAATCGGCAAACAATCCCATGCAATGGTTAAACATTTCTGTAATACGCTCGTGATGTATAGTCATTAATTGACCAACTGATACCAAAGATATATTTGCTAGGAATATCACTTTAGCATTTAGTGTGATACTATCAGCTTTAAATGATTCATCACTAAAGGCTCTAAGATGCCTAATTCTTAAATCGTTAATTGTCTTTGGTAGTCTTACTTCAATCTCAGTATTTCGTCGCATAATTTCGTTTGTGTTTGTGAGTTCTTAATTTGTTCCGTGTGAATGTTAATTTGTGTACGTTGTTCTTTTATCCACTCTTGACCGTGTGTGATTATCTGTATTTTTTTATTCTGTTTCTTTGCCTCTAAACTAAAAATAACATCACTCATCTTTTTGTATTTTGAATGAATCAAATTAATAGGATTGAAATAAGACGTTTTAAACGCAGTTACTCCCGTTCCAGCAATATCTATTTGCATATCTTGTGAAACGTTTTTAAAAGCGCTATAAGCATCATGACCTAAGTAGTAATTTAATCCTAACCCTTTTAACTTCCTACCGTGATACGTTACAATGCATCCATATTTCTCAATTGCTTGGATAGTATGTTGAATATAGTTAGGTGGATAGATAATATCGTCATCACAACTGAAATAATAAGACGGTTTTCTTGAATATTTCAACCCGTAAAACTTACCGTTATCTGTTAGGTCTGGATTTACTTCATTGTCGTAGATAATTATCTTATCAACTTGACCATCTAATGACTCTATTGTGCGTTTTAATAGTTCCTCACGACCTTTAAATGTTGCAATACCTACTATTATCGGTAGTCTTTTATACTTATCTTTAATCGCTTGTATCTTTAAGGCTCTTTCACCTTGATTAATTCCTTTTCCTAGTGACTTTTGAGCGTCATGTCGTCTGTAATTGTAAAGGATTTTATCTGTATAACCTAGTTTTAAACCAAAATCTAAGCATCTTAAGTTAAGTTCATACTCTTCAGCACAAGTTAACGACTCATCAAAGTATCCAACCTTATCAAATACATCTTTTCTATACATCAAAGTACCTCCATGAATAACATTATTGAACAACATATCATTAATGCTTGGATGGATTATCCTTGGTTTCTGAACTTGTGTAAATGCACCGTGAATATTATTAGCAACCCCGTGAATAAAATCAAATCCTTGTATTGCTTTTACACTATCAGTAATAGAGTTCGGGGTTAAATAGTCATCTTCACATAGGTACTTAATGTATTCACCTTTCGCTCGTTTAATCCCGTTGTTTATGTTAGTCGATACGTTAACATTATCATTTTGTATTAATAATTCAATGTTAGGATATGTTTGTTTTTTAACGCTTTCAATCGCTACATCTAAATAACCCCTATCTACTGAATAAGGTATTATGATACTAACTAGCGGGTGTAACATAGTAACCATACTTTAGGTGTTAACTCTTCATAGTGTGTTTGATTCCAATCTTTGAAACGGTCGTGAAAATCTGATAGTTGTAATTTAAATGTATGATACTCGTCTACTTCAATATCAATACCAGTTAAGATAATAACATTCTTTTTAGCTATCTTCTTAATGTTCTCAATTGCCTTATCAAAATCTAAACAGTTATCTAAAACCGCCATACAACAAACAGTATCTACTTCGATACCCTCAATAGTTTCAATACTACCTTTCAATGTTGGCACTCCTTTAATTGGAAAAGCATCTAAACCGATATACTCAATATCTTCAGGTATGCAAGTTTTTAGGAATTGACCACCGCATCCAACATCTAAAATACTATTACCATACCCACACTTATTTAAATGTGTTGTGTAATCTCTTAGCACGTTTGGAGCTGTTCTATTGTCATCCGTGTGTTGTGCTTTCTGCTGTCTTGCTCTAAGGTTATCAGTTGCGCCTTTCCACGCTTTTTTAGTTGCTTTCATTTTATTAAGTCTAGTATTCTTTTTCCTGTTGATTCGATTGAATGGTTATTTTGAAAGGTAGATATATCATTCATTTTATTATAACTTTTAAATAGCTTTATAAACCTTTGAAACGTTGGTTTATCATTGGCAATACAAAACGGTTGATTTTTATAAATATTAGTGTATATTGATTCATGTAAGTTATTTGTTAAAACTACACATCCCAAAGCCGTAGCCTCAAATGCAGTCACTCCAAAACATCCATAAGGTTTACCGTTTAACTCGGGTTTAAACAACTCGATGTAAATATGGCATTCAGCAATACGTTTTAAATTCTCTTCATGTGGGAGTATCGTTTCATCTATACGAATTTCAAAGTCATCTTTAAACGGCTCTAACATTTCTCTAATCTCTTTCGTGCCTTTTACCAAAGCATTACTTGGATAGTGACCGATTATAAGTTTACCCTCTTTGCGTTTATCTACGGGTTTTAAATCTGTGTGTGGTGCTAAGTATTCAATATCCTTTGCGCCTAACTCCATAAACTCTGTTTGGTCTGTTATACATCTGTGTACAATTGGATTGAATACTCTATTCCAATATTCGCGTTCATTACGGTATCTAGTTCCTGAATGGTAAACAATAATTTTGCCTTTAAAGTTAGCTTCTTGAATTACGTTTAATAAGATAGGGCAAGTATGGAATATCTGAACAACATCGAACGTGTTTACAATGTCTCTAATCCTATCTTTCGTTACTTCTTTACTTTGTGAAACGTACCCAAAAGGATGTTTACTTAATACATAGTCATTGCAGTAAACACCAATCGAGCGCAAAGCATTGGCATTGTTGTGGCTCATGTTAGCGTAGTCGTTCGACGCTATATTAAGTATTCTAATATTATCCACCATAGAATAAACCCTATTATTATTTGAATTAAACAACCTCTTTTATTCACTATTACTTAACGATGTAAGTTGAATTTAATTGAGCGCAAGCACAAGACTCTTTTAATTTCTTAACTCCATTAATCTCAATGAAATTCGAATGGTTATCCCAGTAAGTTTGCATCGTCGCAGTTATGGTGTGAGTCATAACATGGGACTCCATTGTTAAAGTATCTCCAGTCATAACCTCATAACCCTCGTTTAAATACACTGATTCACCATTGATAAAGCATTCTGTTGAACTAGGCGAGTCAACACTGAATCTCGCAGTATAATGTGAAATAGTTAGGGTTGTACTAGATTTTATTTCTTCTTTTTTACATCCTATAAAGGACAGACCGATAATTAAAAATACTTTCTTCATAACATTATTATTATTTTAGGGTTAATCATTGCCTCTATTACTGATGAATAGCTAAACTTCGATATTGCTTGTAGTAAAATGTCATGGTCTTTTCTAATTACTCCATTTACTTTTATGTTAGGGTATGGACTTACTAATACATCCCCTATAAATTCAGCAGTTGGAATTTGTTTAATCACAATATTTTTAAACATCTTACTTTTCATCTTCGCAAATATAACAATTAATTTTAATTCTAAGCATGAGTTCCAATATATTTTCCACTATGTTTGTCTTTTGTGCTGAAATAATACCTAATAGCATCTATGCAATGATTAAATGAATCGATAGGTTTGTTTAGTTTATTCCCTTGTTTGTCTACATCCCAAGAATAATTCCTAAACTCTTTGATTAGATTAGTACTATTTGAAGTAACACTAAATTTAATCTCTTGAATCTTTTGAATACCAAACATTATACTATCTTTTCCCTTTTCAGCTCCTTTGATATTCATTCCCATGTTTCGTAGCTCCTGAATACTTTTAGGCTCTGCACTATCAGCAAATGTGTAGATAGCATTGATTAAACCTTTAGACTTAAATGTCCTAAATATTTCGGGGTTAGTTAAGCCAGTTGAATACATAACCTCGTCAAAGATATATTCACTATTCCATTGGTAAACGTCTACCATTGTCGTAGGGTCGTTTGTGTAACCAAAGTCCATTCCACGACCTACCAACTTTGCATCTTTTGGTATAGTATCTATTTGATGCCAATTCTCAAATATAACCCCCTCAAGATTCCCAATTAAACCAAGTCCATAAACTTTATACCAATTCTCCCAGTACTTAGATGTTGTGCTTTTCTCTTTTGCTTTTAAAATAAAGTTTAAAGCACTTTCAGGGCATGCCTCATTGTCTAAATAGTTAATGATTAAAAAGTCAACATCTGCATCGTTTTGCAGTTCTTCATGAAACCAAAAAGGAGCGACTGGATTCCAATCCAAATACACTCCGATTTTTGTTCTTGATACTAATTCATTGTAAGCATGAAGAGTCATGTTATTACATTCGTTCATGTAAAGATAATCACGTCTTGCACCTCTTAACTTACTGTCATTATCAGCAGAAAAAAACTCTATTACTGAACCATTTGCAAAAGTATAGGTGCTATCTGTAGACCTCCAATGATGCTCCACCCATCTATTTGTTTGGTGCATTATCTTTTTAAAGTCTTTCATTGCTCCCCTCCTTAAATGTGGGAACGATTCGGCTACTATTGAGGTTTCAGTTAATGGATTTTTAGCGCAAATATCTATTAATACTGGCAATATACCAAAGGTTTTTCCAGCTGAAGTACCGCCTTGAATACCTTTAACAAAGTTCTTTAAACCTCGTATCTTTTTTATTGCCGTAGTGTATCTAAACATCTTCTAAAAACAATCCTTGTTCTGTGTTATGATTGTCGTTTTGCATCTTATCAGTCCATCCTAGCTTGTTCTTAGCGTAAAAGATACCTTTGCCCTCATTCGCTACAATATCCCCAGCTAATGACTTGAAATTTTCGTCTATACTTTTTATAGTGTTCGATAATGGATGTTCATCATTCTTTAATGCCTCGTAAAAATTTGTTCTCTTATAAAAATCAAACTCATTTCTTCTTAACCAATGGAGTAAAAAATAACTAATAGTAGGTATGTGTCTTTCTTTTAAGTCTACTATCTTTCCTGACCCAGTTGCCACTTCTTTTGTTGACTCAATACAATAATCACAGTACTGATAAGATAACTCAATCAATCTATCTACATCAATATCTTTATGTTTATTAGCCATTGATTAATTCGATTAAGATTGCTCTTGTAGCATTGTGAGGTATTGGAATGTTTTTCTCTTTCAATAGTGCTTTCATCATTTTGATTGTCATTGCATCTATTGGCTCTGATGGTTTCACTCTTATAACCTCAGTTTTTAAAAGTTCTTTTGTTGGTGTTGTTTCGTGGTATTTAATATAGTTGTTGATTATATTACAAGCCGTTATCCAGCACCCTGAACAATTCAATGATAATACTTTCTTTGTTATTGCTTGGTAAATAGTTTGTAGATGTATCTTTTCGTCAAAAGTCCAGTTGTTTTTACCGTTATAATTGATTATCTTTTCTCTTAATACGTTTAGAGATTCTGTGCCTTGTTTGTTTAATTCCATAGTTTGTCTAAAATTGATGCTATCACGAATGTAGCAAGTGAATAAATTACATTTTCATGTGTGAATAATACTACTACAATCGAAGTCCAAAACGAAAAGCATGGGAAACAATCTAGTAGTTTAATATTTTCAAATTGATCTAACTTAAGAAGTTGCTTAATTCGATACGACAAAGACCACTCTCTTAATAAGAGAATGGTCGCAAATAGTGTTATAATTATAGTATACATAGTTTAGTTTAATTCATGCAGTATAAATTACTAATTGCAAATATAATAAATTTATTTGATTTGCAATGGTAGTTAAAATAAATCGGTGTAATTATGACCTGAAATAATTCGGTTGTATCATTCATAAATTACACAATCTTATCACATCCAACTCCATTTCAATATAGTCATCAACTGTCATTTCACCGCACTTAAATACTATCGGTTGGTCTTTGTTCCACTCCTTTACTATTTGCAGTACTTGTTCATCTGTAAGTTTTAAATATTCAATCATTGCTATTGTTTTTAAACCATTCTAAGTTACTCAATACTTTGTTAAAATCCCTAACATCTTTACGAAAATATTTGTTTCGCATTATTAAGGCTCTCGGTTGCTCTATTACTCTGTTAAATCTCATTTGTCTAGTTTTAATTTTTCAATACTTTCAACCGCTAACTTCATCGCTAAGTTAACTATTGACTGGTTACGTGTTGGAAGTCCTTTATCTATTGCGTACAATTTCAGCTTGTACAAAAGTTCCTCATCTAGTTGTATTCTATTTTGTGCCATATCTTATTGGTTTTTTTTAAAAAATAATCTTTTACTAATTGGTTTCTCTATTCCGTTGTCGCATCTAATTGTATAATGCCAATCATTTTCAAATATAATAATATAAGTTTTATAAGCAGTTGTTAAATTAGCATAACTATCGGAGCAAATCACATAGTCTTTATCGTTTTGAATTTCGTAATTTACTACGTTTGTATCGCATTTATAATGGTGGCGGTGGTTTGTGCAACCTACTAAACATTGTTCTGTTATCATAATTTTTCTATTTCGTTTTTAACTTCATCCCAGTATTTAAAATCTTCAAAAGGATTATTATATTTTGTTATAAAATATTGTATCTCTTCAACTGCAATTAATGCACATTGTTTAGCTAAATCAAATGGGTTTTCTTTAATTATTAATATTGGTAAATATTTCCATACTAACTCCATAGCTTTTTCTTTTGGACTCATAACTTATTAAATTTAGTAGGTGTGTAACTCTCACGAAAATTAACGGGTGTAACCGTATTACTGCACCCTTTTACTGTTAATATTGTCAATGTTGATATTATTACAAATGAAACTGTCAACCAAAGTATTAACCTTTTAAACAATTTCTCTAGTTCGTTAATCTGTTGCTCGTCTTGGTATCTCATGATAATAAAGATTTAACAAGTGTATCATACTCTTCAAGCCATTCACGGCATTTAATTACTTTGTCTTCTATTGCTTTTATTTTATCTTCTGAATATTCTACATCAAAAGATTTAAATCTTAAGTTCATTGGAATATTATCATAAATAACCTCACTTCCATAATTAGACTCTTCAGGAGTGTTTAATAATAGATAGCATAGTTTTGATTCTCTACGCTTTGTTAATTCCATGTAACCTAACAACTGCCATTCATAATCTGAATCAATCGGGTTAGTTACTGAATTTAGAAACGTTTTACCATTCCATGAACATTTAGTATCGTATACAGTTGTTTCAGTTAATAAATCTGGTGTTCCTGTCATGTAATCATTTTCAAAGAATGTAAGGTTTTTAAACCCTAAACCTAAATCAAATTTACTTACAACTTCCTCAATTGCCTCGTTTTCTTGAAGATTTCCTTTATCAAAATATTTAGATCTGATTTCTTCTGTATCACAATAAAGTTTTTCTGCATACCATTCTTTTAAATATGTTGTACAAACTGCACTTAATTCTCCTTTTGCTTTTGCGTTCCCCATAATTTTACCAATTTGGGATGCTCTTATTTTAAATTCTTTCATGATAATAATAGTTTTTCGATTTCCTCTGTTAATTTATATTTTGATTTGATTTGCTCAATACTGTAAGTTCCTGATGCTATTGCATTTTTACATTTAGTGAAAATTTCAGTATCTTTTTCAAGTGTTGGTAATGCTAGAGCTTTTTCAGAAATTCTAATACCTCCAGTTACTTCACCTTTCATTCTAACTGTTTCATCAAAGATTAATTCTATTTTCAAATCTTTCCAGTTACCGATATTTCTACTTGATACAGAATCTAATCCGTATTGAGTTTTTAGTATCTTAGCAATTGTTTTTCTGTTAGTTGAATTAACTTTGAACTGTTTAACATTCTCGTGAAAGTCAATATAGTAACCCTCTAATTTTTTACCGTTGACATCTAGCGTATCGTAAAACGCTATCTTAATTGTTAAAATACAATTACCTTTTTCTTGTATGATTGTTTCAATATCGCACCCTGCTAAGTGGGTGCTTTTTCTGTACTTTAAACAATCGATGTTTTCTTCTCTCATAATTTCTAGTTTTTAATTTTCTGAACAATGTTTTTTGTATTCTAAATGCAATTCTATAATCTCATCAAAAGTATTGTTTACATCTAGTAAATCTGTTACATCTACTCCTGAAATGTAAATACCTTCAACGTAGCAATAACCATAAATTTCACTATCCCAATACTCATCGAATAGTACTTCTAAATCTACTCCTTTGTAAGTTACATAAGTAGTGTTTTTTCTGCTTGGCAATAATGATTTTAAATCTTTGATTGCTTTGTCTAGTGTGCTTGTAATTTCTCTCATAATTTCTCTTTTTAATTTCTGTTACAAATGTAACTATTTATTTTAATACTGCAATACTTTTTGCGTTATTTATAATGATTCTAAATAGTGGATAATATTTTTAAACTCATCTAATGACCTTACTAAAAAATATTTATGTCCTAATAAATTAACCCTATTTTCAAAATCTTTTTGTTTGTCGCTTTGTCTTCCCGTAGATGTTTTAATTTCGATAAAGTAAACATCAGTATCAATAAGCATAATTAAGTCGC